TGGCATTCACGCCCGTTTGGAAATGGATGTTCACTTCCGGCCCTAACTCTTACTACAGCAAGGTACTCGCTGTGGGAAATGCTTGGATTGATATGCTCGCGATTCATTCGCGGCCACGTCTTTTCAATATCATGACCCATATGCGGGCCTTCATTGGTACTTCTGAGCTGACTTGGCTTCCCTGGTTCGGCGACGTCGTAAAGACGGCGAAGGACTGGTCGAAGAAATGTCATGCCACCCAAACTGCGTTAGGCTTGAACCCCTTGTTCGAGCCTGATTCAGAATGGTGTGGCGGCCAGGAGCAATTCGATGTTGGTAAGCTTTCTGTGGTAGAGGAACCCGGAAAAAAACGGATTGTTGCAATGGTGGATATCTGGACACAATGGTTACTCTATCCTTTGCACCGCTTTATCTTTGATAAAGTCCTGGGTTTAATACCTCAGGATGGTACGTTTGATCAGGCGAAACCTGTTAAAGCCTTGCTTGAGCGTGCTTCAAAGGCCGGGCGGACGCACTTTTGGTCTTATGACCTAAGTGCGGCAACCGATAGATTACCCATTGCTCTTCAGATACTTGTCCTCGGGGCATTCACCCTTGAGTCGTTCGCCAACTGTTGGGCGCTCTTACTAGTCGACCGTGACTACCGGACTCCAAAAGAGTTCGGTACCACGTTTGGCAAAGGTTCAACCTTTGTTCGATATAGTGTAGGGCAACCAATGGGGGCTTACTCCTCTTGGGGAATGCTGGCGTGGACCCATCATGCTATTGTCCAATTCGCTGCTTGGCGAGTGGGACATAGATCTTGGTTCACGTGGTATGCAGTGTTGGGAGACGATATCGTGATCTGTGATCAGGATGTCGCAGCCCAATACGTACACCTGATGTCTGAATTTGGAGTTGGGATCGGCTTTCATAAGTCGATAATTTCTTCGAATTCGACGTTGGAGTTCGCAAAGCGGTTTTACTACAAGGGAAAAGAGGTTTCACCTCTTTCTCTTGCTGGTATTTCCGTAGGCTGGCTCGGCCCAGGATTCGTTCCTGAGGTCTTGGCAGCCTGCGAGGCAAAGCTTGGTACGGAGGTTACTCTGTATCAGGTGGCGCGGTACGTAGGTGTTGGGTTCAAGGCAGCATCCGCAGCATCCGCAAGGGTGCTAACGGGTCTTCCTCGGATCCTTTCATCCACTCTATTACTCCTCCTTCGTCCAGGTGCTCCCAGAGGAGCCGGCTCTCTTCTTGACTGGTACCTCGCCGTCACCATGACGGGGGGGTCACGTGGGAAGATTAAAGTCGCAGATGAAGAGAAAATCTTCAATCTGATCTGGGCGGAGGTGGTGGATTCTGTCTTGGGCCCAGCCCTCAAGAGGGTTCGAAGCGTTGTGGACAATCTTTTCATTCCCAGTAATGGGAAGAGAAGTCTGCCTCGCCAAGAACACCCGATGGGGGACGGGTTCACAGCAGGGTACACTGCTTGGTTTAAGTCGCTCTTGAAACCTCGATTCATTTCGAAGTTTAGATCAGCTATAGACCAGGCAGGTAACATACTGCGTGAGGCCAAGAAGGTCTGGGACCGGGAGCACAATCTCGCGAAAGCGCTTCGGCTTGTCGAGTCATGTCTATCCATTCTGGCGTTAGTCCCTACAAGGGTTAATCTCGTTCGGCGTGAGACAGAAGAGACTGAAATCTCTAATGCTCATATCCTTACGATTTTAATTCCTCGTTCGGTTAAACGCTGGAGGAAGGTAGCACGATTCGTGGAGCGTAAAGCTCCAGCTAAGATTGTAAGACGGAAACGATCATCGAAAGAGGCCTTTGAGGCCCTATCGGTGAAACGCCTGTCTAGATTTTAGCACAAGCTCCGGTTCCACCTAATAAATCCAACCACACTCTATCCTTGGAAAAGATAGTTTTAGGGATGTCTACCGTAACCCGATGGGTCAGTGTTCGATATACTGAGGCCATCGGAACAAATAGATAACGCGTCTTAAGCGACACGTGGTCCGGG